AACTTTCAGGAAAATGATATCTATCATGCTTAAAATCAGTTTTTTTATGTTTCTGATTTTTCCCCATTTATTGATGGTTGTTTGCCGAAAAATAACCGAAAAGGCTTCAAAAAGGGCTTTCGGCAAACAGATGATAATTAATAGTTTATAATATGATTTATTTGAATCCTTGTGTTCAGAAGAGTAAAAAAAGATCAGATGGATCTTACGTGGGTTATATCTGCTTAACTAGAGAGCGGCAGATGTATATGTATAATACTGGTATTATACTGAAATCCAACGAGGTAACTAAGAATTTGTCTATTAGGAGTTGTCGATCTCTTAATCTTATTAATGAGATCATGGTTAAGTTCCAAGCAAGAATCAATGATCTTGAGGCTAGGAACTTGATTGGTTGCAAAAGTTTGAGACAAATCGTGGACTTATGCAATGCGGAAAAGAAGCATGTCATTGATGTGATAGCCGAGATACTGGATATAGCCAATGAGATAAGTAATGAGAATACAAAGTTCAATTATTTGACCACCAGATCCTCGTTGATGAAATTTATGGGGGCAGATTCTTTAAATATTAATGAAGTGACGTTGAAGTTCCTCAATGATTATACCTTCTGCAACATAAAAGAATGTCCCCAGCCTCGATCCGTAATTATATATCCAACCTTAAGGCATCCATTAACCGGATAAGGGCAAAGTACAATAATCCAGAGATAGGAGAGATAGTGATTCCTTACAATCCTTTCGAGAGATATAAGATGCCTCCCATGCCAATCTCAAACAAAAAAGCATTACCTCCGGAGATTATAAGGATGATCGCAAATATTCCGGATGATACTTATTACAATAATCCATCCAGAAGTCTTTTGAATTTTATAAGGGATATGTTTATGTTGTCGTTTTATACAAGAGGGACAAATACTATTGATTTCATGATGATGAAAAAATCCAACATGAAAAAAGGCCGGTTGGAATTTGAACGGACCAAAACCATGAACCGAAGGATGGATAGGGCTTTTACCTCGATAAAGTTAGAACCAGAAGCGCTTGAAATTATCTACAAATATCCCGGAGATGGAGATCGGCTCTTATGTATAGGAGATCGTTTTAGCTCAGAAAGATCTTTTAGAACCGCCATACGACAGGGAATGATCGCTCTTCGTGATTACATCGATTATCAAGAGATGTCTTTCTATTCGGCTCGCCATTCGTGGGCCACTATAGCGAGGAATGATATCGGCGCAGATATTGATGATGTAGCTAAAGGTTTAAATCATGCTTCTGCCTTGCCTATAACGGATATCTATATTAAGCCTGATTGGGGTAGGATAGACGAGCTTAATAGGAGGGTAATAGATTTTGTTCTTTATGAAAGGCTTAATAAATAAGCGATATTGACAAATTGTAACAATAACACTTAAAAGGGCCGTATCAAGCTCTGTATTGAGTAATGATACGACCCTTTCTTTGGTCTTTTAATATGATCAAATTTCAAATTATAAGTTCATATTTCAAAATTTGAGTTTTGACACACCCTCTATCTCCTTCCTGTTACGTTCATCATTTTTCCTATGTCACACCTGCCAAGGATTCAAGTAAGGATCGTATGACTTCTGAAAAGTAGCTATCCCCCAGTCCGTAGTTGGCTTGCCGGTATTGTCCACTTTTCTTGGAATCATGGGGTTGATCTTCAGTCTGTTTGCGTCCTTTAACCAGGCCATAGATGTCTCATAATCGTTTGACCTAGTAATGGATACATTATTGGGAGAAATGTTCTTGGTAAGCTCGTAAAGGGCTAATCTGACCATGTGCTTCTTGATGTTCTTATGCCTGGGGTCCTCCAACGCTAAGTTCTTCCCGATCTCTGGGATGTCACTATTCACGTTCAACGTAGGATAGAATACCTTTCCATCGTAGACCACAAATTCATGTGGCGATAACTCATATTCATTATAGTTCGGATCATATGGTAATATCTCACCCCAACATTGAGGTCGTAAGTCTGGTGATATTGTCTCATCATAATCGGTTAATTCATACAGTTGATAAAAGTTGTCACCATAACTTACCGGATCGTATAGCTGGAATGGGGTAGGAGTCCATTTTAACGGTTCCGCTTTCTCCCAGCAGTTTGATAATGGAACTCGTATGTCATTGAACTCGTAACCATTCTCAATCATGCACTCAAACACGATCCCATTGTAGCAAACCAAATCCCCCGGTCGATAGGTCAATAGCTGGGAGTAAGGATCGGCGTTGATAAGTTCTTGGATCTCGATTGACTCTTCCCAATAAATCTTGTCGGTGGGAACCTTATAACCACTGATAGAACGGATCACCTTATAGATATTATCCTCGTACTGGATATACGCCCCTACGGGATAGTTGATCCTTCTATCATACATCCTGATAGCCTTACCTTTCATTAACTCATTCTCAATCTCATAATTCTCCACCAGGTTCTCTAATATCGACATCTCTGCCGATTCCTCGGCTTGTATAAACTTATACTCGTTTCCCGGTTGGATTATTTGTTCCAGGGCTTCCTTGGTGATTATCTCTAAATAATCACTATCCAACAAAAATCTGTTATTTTCCATTTAGTAACTGAATTGTGGTTTAATTATTGATGTTGTTAATACGGTTCCGGTTTGTCCTCCTCGCTGGTATTTGAGCCAGCTCTTAGAAAGGAATGTACAGAGGATATAATCAAGGACATCTGTGCAGTTATGAACCAATATACCATTAGCGAAAAATTCATGCCGATCCTCTACCGTGATGTCATAGACCTTATCTATAGTATCGTGTTTTGGAAATCACTGATACTTTTAGAAGCTTGTGCCCCGTTGATGTCTATGTTGTACCTGACGTTGTAATCCATGTTATAGGCTTTGGTTATTGTTTACTTAATAAAGAATAGCTTGAAGCGTAAAGACTTGATTAAAAAAGAAAACCCCTACTGACATCATGTCGGCAGGGGTTTAGAGAGGAGTATATAAAGTAGTTAAGAAAAAAGCCTAACAGATGATGTGGTTAAGACTTGCTTATGCAACCACAAAGCATCGTTGGCGATCAATGCGAAATCTTCATCTGAGATAGTGGATAGTTCTACGCTGGGAAAGTAATGACGGACAAGGGTTATATGTTGCCTTAGCCACTCGTCATCCCTTACTTGCCAGCGATCGAGAAATTTGCGACCTTGGCTTGGCGGGCACCAATGATATTGGCCAGTTTTGTGGCCAGGCCATACAAGAACAAAGAATCGTCATCCACCAGTTCCTTATCTCCTTGGATAAACGTGTCACGTGCCAATGATCGGACAGCTGCGATTTCGTCTTTCTTTTGCAATTGTACGAACTTACTGAACGCGATGAAATCCGGCTCTCTGAAATAAGCGATATACACATCCTTGTCATCGTATTCGTCGCCGAACACCACGATAGGGTAGACTCTTTTGTTTTTCTTGGGATCTTGTTTTCTGATTTCCTCTAAGGTTTTCTTGATAGTTTCTTCTTGAGCTAATGTAAGCTCTTTGCTTTCTTCTGTTTCCATAAAATTTGTCTTTTTTGTTGTTTATGAGAGAATAGAAGGTCAGTGATGGAATTGTTTAATGTAAAAAGGGCCATGTGTTATTTTTCACACGGCCCTTTGGCTTATAAATGTTTTATGTGGTTAATGTATCGATTCCTCCCGGATTAAGATCGAACTCCTTGGAAAGATCGGTATCATCTTGTTTCGCTTCCATTCCATCCTCGGAGAAGATACATTTCTGTAAGGTGGTGGTCACGGTTCGTCCGTCATCTGGATGAGCGAAATGAACGATCAAGTCGAACTCTCCAAATCCCATCAACGTACCATCCGGAGAAGCCTCTTGGAACATCACTTGGGTGGCGTAATCAAGCTCGATAGAAGCCGTGTACGTCCAGTTTCCATAACCTCGTGAGATGGGTTGTGAACCTATACCGTAATTAGACTCAACCTTTCTTTTCCGTTCCCATTTGACTGCCTTGATTCCGTAGATCGCTTCGGACGATGAGGCGAACCCGAAATTGATCTCGATCATGGACCAGTCATAAGCACGCCCATTAATAAGCGGTGTTGTACTATCTGCCATATTTGTTGTTTTTAAGCGTTAGTTAAAGCGAATCCTTCCTCAACAATGATTTTCGATGTCACGCCGACTGGAACGATTGCGTATGTTATCTTTAAGGTGTCAGTCAATAGAATGTTCTGGTTGGAGGAGACTAACACGCTGTATCCAGAGATCTCGCTATTGCCTTCCATCGTGCTTAGGATGTTCTTGACAACATTCTGGTATTTTTTTATCTCTATCTCTGCTAGATATCCTGTCTTTGGATTTACCAATACCGGTGAGTTTAAGTAAGGAAGGAGAGCGTTTCTGATCGCACGTCTTGATTTGTCTATGGTCCTGTTTCTGGCGATAGTCCTATAATCGCTATCTGAGTAAGTCCTGTCCTTGGAGAAATAGGTGCCGTTCGCTCTCCCGGCGTATTTGATCGGGAAAACATATCCTTTTTCCTCTATCTCGTCGATTTGGGCTGGAGATAACGCTTCAAATTGTAGCATGCTGATAAAATCATCCCCTGTGTCATTTAGCTCGATATTGCCAAAGCCGAACTCGATATCGCTCATATGTTTGGAGGTTAGGTTGAATTGGTTAACCCAAGCGATAGACTCGCAAACCTTTGCTTCGGCTACGCAACCTAACGCGACACCAACGCAACCGATAGAGGAATGTTTCGGGTTAGCGATTTGCATCTGTCTTAACAAATCCGATCTACCTTGGCCTAACAACGCTGTCATGCGCGGGAAATCGCCTATGCAGGACGGGATCTTTTTAAGGTCGATGGTTTTGACTGCCCCGGTGGAGTCTGCAGAAGAGGCGTTACCCGTTAACAATACTGATAACGGGCGATGCTCGTTAGCTAATTCCTCCGCTACCGTATTGATATCGGAAACAAGGTTGAGCGAATAGTCATCCTCTGAGCTGGACGCTGTGGACCAAATGTTTTGAGGTGTCCATATTCCCAGTTGCTTGATGTCTCCATTCGCTACGGATTGGATGGTCTTGATAGCGTTCCAGTTCTTAGAACAATCGGCGAACATCACGTACAACGATCCGTCCGGTTTCATACGGAAGAACTCCGAGATGTGAAAATAAGGGATACCGTAAAAGAAGTTGTTTTTTTCTTGCTCAAATTCAGTGATACCTAATCCTATCGCCTCATTAACGGAAAATAACTGGATCACGTCACCGATCTTTATGCTGGGTGGCATATTGGTTTCGACTGGTAGGTCGAATATCAACCCGCTGATATGATCGTTGCCAACAGAGGTTGGCGTGAGATTGCCATCTTTTCTGATGAAAGATACTGTTCCTATTGCCATGTCTTACTTGTTATAATAGGGGTTTTCGTATAAGTGAGCGTTTGGTTGTTGGCTTGTATAAGCCCCGCCCTTGCTGTCTATATAAAGTTTCTCATATCCAGGATACATCTTCAATATCCTGTCAATGTTGTCGGGAATAACTTGAGGTGCTGGAGTGACAAGTTCGTTATCTTGTTCCTCTACAGGTTCGTTGATAAACTCCTCAATAGGTGACTCTGTTTCTTTCTTGATTCTTGCCAT